CAGCCGCATCGACCGCAGCAAGGCCCTGGCCGCCCAGGCCGACGAGGCCATCAAGGAGCGCATCCGGACGGCGCCGGGCACTACCAGACACCAGCGCGGCGCTTTTCATAAATTTTAGGAAAACTGGAGGTGTGTATGGCAGGGTGTGCACCTGCACCATACGCAAGATGCTCAAAGAGATAGTGGCCAGTGACCCGCGGCTTGAAGGGTTAAACCTGCACCCGCATAGGTTCCGGGCGTATCTGGCTACATACATGGCCCGGCACGGGGCATCACTTAAGGACATAGCGGCGGTCCTGGGACACAGCAATGTCAATACAACCATGGAGTGTTATATCATTGAGGACCCAGAGGAGACACAGGCTGTACATGGCAAGTGCGCGGGGTAAGGAGGTTTTAAGAATGGCAGATAAGAGCATATTAAGACAATATGCAAGTATGATAAAAGAGGCAGAAGATGAAGAACGTAGAATACGGAATTTAGAAGCAGAAATTAAGTCTATGCGGCCGCTTGATAGAGAAGTTACAGATGTTGTGACAAAAGGAAAACGAGGAAAGAAACCACTCGGAACCTGTGTGATTCGTGGAGAGAACGACTATTCGGCCATCAATCGGAAACGTGCCAGGCTTAGGGAGAGGAAAGCAAAAAAGGAGCTTCATGTATCCAGGATTGAAATGATGGTTGCCGATGCGGAAGAATATATTTACAGCATTGATGATAGCGAATTAAGACGTATTACAGAATTTTACTGTATTGACAGAAAAAACTGGGATGAAGTAGCCGAAGCAATGGGAGAGGGGTATACTGCTGAGGCTTGTAAACAAAAATTTTCAAGATTTATGCGCGTCAAGTAAAATTGTCACGTTTGTCACGCTGATATGTGATATAATTTAAAATGAGAAAAGTGTAAGCATTCAGGCATCCAGCAATGGGTGCCTTTTATTTACCAAATTCCCGGCACCTGAAACTTAGGGTGTCCGGGGCCTCCTTCGATTGGTATATATTACCAGATACGCAGCCAGGAGGATGTCATATAATTATGACTAAGATAGGGGGATATCCATATGAAGATAACAGAACGTGAGACACAGATATATCAGTACATTGTCGAGTACATGCAGGAGCATATGTATGCGCCGACCATACGGGAGATAGGTAAGGCGGTTGGACTGAGTTCCACATCATCCGTGGCAGTACACATGGAGCGATTGGAGGGGAAGGGACTGATAGAGATAGGGCCCGAATCCCCCAGGAAGATAAGGCTGGTTGGATACAGTATTGTACCAAATAGCATGATAGAGGAACTGAACAGATTAAGAGCAGAGAGAGGTATCTGAGTAATCAGGTGCCTTTTTATATATCATGAAGGAGGACAAGAACATGGGAGAGAAAAGGAAGGAACCGATGATAGGAGTGAGGCCTGCCAATAGGGTTGTCGATGACCGGAATATGGAACTGGCAAAGGCAATATGGGAGAAGTCATTACAGATGGAAAAGACCAATGATGATTATCGCATAATGACTCTGTGGGCCACTGAGATGGCAGCCAATTGCAGTATGATGATATGCTTGGATAAAATGGCAGACGGTATGAAATAGGCGAGATAATATCTCATGATTTGGAAAACGAAACGATTGAGAGGTGGTGGTTTTGCCAAGAGGGCGGAGTCCCAATCGGGATAAAGCATTTGAAATATATAAACAGCACGAAGGGAAAATTACAAACCGTGAAATCGCGGCCCGGCTGGATGAGGACGAGAAGGTTATCGCTGTATGGAAGAGCCGGGATAAATGGAATGTTGTACAACAAAAGAAAAAGAAACGTTGTACAACAAAATCCAGAGGCGGGCAGCCGGGAAATAAGAATGCCGTAGGGCATGGGGGGACCGGGCCGCCTGGGAATAAGAACGCAGTTAAGACGGGGGAGTTTGAATCCCTCTTTTTTGATACCCTTACACCGGATGAGCAGGAACTTATAGAAGTTATGCCAAGGGATAAGGGTGAGCTGCTGCTGCAGGAGATACAACTCCTGACCGTGAGGGAGCGCAGGATGCTACAGCGCGTTAATGACCTCAAACAGGCGGCAGGAACCCAGGAAAAGAAGAAAGCCGATGGCATGACCGCAGTAAAATGGAAAGATGGTTTTGGCGCCCAAGGGCCAGTTGATGTTACGGAGTATGAGGGTGTCTTGGGACAGATACAGTCCGTGGAGGATGCCCTTACCCGTGTCCAGGCCAGGAAGCAGAAGGCGATTGATTCCCTGCACAGGTTTGGCTTTGACGATGCAAGGCTGGAAATCGAACTTATGAAGCTTGATATCGCAGCCCTTAAGATGGATAATCAGGACCAAGAGACGGAAGATGATGGATTTCTGGCCGCCATGGATGCCGAGGCATCAAGTCTGTGGGGTGATGTGGATGGGAATTAACGAGCGCATTGCCCAGATGAAGGAACGGATACAGCGGATTAAGGAAAAGCGGAGCATCATCACGAAGCTGCAGGTATTTAAGTTCAAGCCGTTTTCAAAAAGGCAGAAACAGATTCTTACATGGTGGATGCCGAGCAGCCCGGTAAAGGATTATGATGGTATCATAGCAGATGGGGCCATCCGTTCCGGTAAGACGGTATGCATGTCCCTGTCGTTTGTGTTCTGGGCCATGAGTAAATTCTCCGGCCAGAATTTTGCCATGTGCGGAAAGACCATTGGTTCCTTCCGGCGTAATGTGCTGTTCTGGCTTAAAATCATGTTACGGAGCCGCGGATATAAGGTGATGGACCATCGGGCGGATAATCTGGTGGAGATATCGCGCAACGGTGTAACAAATAATTTCTACATATTCGGCGGAAAGGACGAGCGCAGCCAGGACCTGATACAGGGTATCACTCTGGCGGGTCTTTTTTGTGATGAAGTAGCCCTGATGCCGGAATCCTTTGTTAATCAGGCAACCGGCCGATGCTCCGTTGATGGAAGCAAATACTGGTTTAACTGCAACCCGGACGGCCCTTATCATTGGTTCAAAACAAACTGGATTGACCGCTCAGTGGGATATCTGGGTAAATCGAATGTAGAACGGCAGCGTAAGGAAGCGGCAGAGAAGAAGCAGGAGATATCCTTTAAAAAGCTGTTATATGTCCATTTTACCATGGATGACAACCTGAGCCTATCCGAAGAGATTAAAGCCAGGTATAGGGAAAGTTACAGCGGCGTTTTCTACAAGCGCTATATCCTGGGGCTGTGGGCAATGGCGGAAGGCATCATCTATGATATGTTTGACGTTGATAAGCATGTTAAAAAGGTCATTGCCAACTTATACAATTCGGGGAGATATGTAAGCATTGACTACGGTACCCAGAATGCAACAGTATTTCTTCTGTGGAACCGCGGTGTGGATGGGAAATGGTATTGCATCAGGGAGTATTACTATTCTGGCCGGGATAATGCAAAGCAGAGAACGGATGCAGAATATGTCAGTGATTTCAACGCATTCCTTGGAGGGATAAAAGTTAAGGGTGTCATTGTTGACCCATCGGCAGCTTCCTTCATTGCGGCATTAAGGCAGGCTGGTTATCCGGTGCTCAAAGCAAAAAATGATGTGGAGGACGGGATACGTCTGGTAGGTACATTGTTAAATCAGGAAAAGATTGCATTCAGCGCCTCATGCGTTAATACCATAAAAGAATTTGCATCATACATATGGGACGCGAAGGCCGTTAACCGGGGAGAGGATGCACCGATAAAGCAGCATGACCACGCTATGGATGCGGTACGCTATTTCTGTTATATGGTCCTTAATAACAATAGGGCAAAAATCAAGAACAAATCCAGCTACGGATTTTATTAAAGGAGGTGATGGCTATATACACATTTACATATCCAGGTGATAAATACGATGAGCTGAACCTGAACAAGCAGGATATCCTCCACCTCATTATGAAACATCAGCAACTGGTCATAAGGATGCGGAAGAACTTGAAGTATTACGAGGGGCAGCATAAGATACTGGAAGGGGAAAAGAAGGATGGACCGGACACTCGGCTGGTATGTAATCATGCTAAGGATATCAGCGATACAGCCAGCAGTTATTTTATCGGAAATCCAGTGACATACAATTCCGACAAGGATATAAAACCACTCCTTGATGCATTTGAAGATGCAGGTGTGGATGAGGTAGACGGAGACAACGGCCTTGACCTGTCAATCTATGGGCGGGCCTATGAGTATGTATACACGAAGGAAGGGGAGCCGGTTCCTACAATCAAGAACCTGTCACCACTTAATACATTTATGGTGCATGACGATACCATTGAGGAGAACGAGTTATTTGCTGTCTATTATTATGCCAGGAAGGATGATACCGGCCATAAGCCTACAGCGTATATGGCAACGGTGTGTACTCAGAATTATAAGTATGTAATGACCATACTTGATAGGGACGAGCCACAGGCCGTAAACGAGGAACCAGAGCCACACTTTTATGGTGAGGTACCCATTGTCGAATACCAGAATAACAAGCTTGCTATGGGTGATTTCGAGTTGCAGATACCCCTGATTGATGCTTATAACACTATAATGTCAGACCGGGTGAATGACAAGGAGCAGTTCATTGATGCCATATTGGCGGTATATGGAACCCTTCTTGGTGATGATGAAGAGGATGAGGACGGGGGCACGGAAGCTGACAGGGCAATGGATGCCCTTAAAAAGAAGAAGCTGGTACAGATGCCGGATGGAAGCAAGATGGAATATGTCACACGGACATTTGATGAATCTGGAATTGAGATTCTCAGGAGAGCCATTGAGCAGGATATCCATAAGTTTTCCCATATTCCTTGCATGACGGACGAATCCTTTGCCGGGAATGTATCTGGTGTGGCAATGGAGTTCAAGCTGCTGGGGATGGAGAATATCACGAAAATCAAGACGAGATATTATAAGAAGGGGCTCAGGAAGCGTATACGGCTCTTTACAAATTTCCTTAAAACCAGAAGCATCAATGTGGATACAACCGGAATAAGCCCGGTATTCACAAGGGCAATGCCGAAGAACTTGCTTGAAATAAGCCAGATAACCGCAAATCTGTGGGGCAAGGTAAGCAAGAAAACCTTGCTATCACAAATACCATTCGTGACAGATGTGGACGGGGAGGTCAAGGCGGTTACGAAGGAGGCCGAGGAGGCCGTGAAACAACAACGAGCAATGTTTGGTCTTGGGAGCAACGAACCGCCGCCGGATGATGGGAGTCCCCCAGGTGATGTAGATGAGTAGTCTGTCATATTGGGAGCGCCGAAAGGCCCAGCGGATGTTTGAATATATGCAATCAGCCGAAGATACCGCGGACGATATAGCAGAGTTGTATCAAAAAGCATCCGGGTATATCAGCCATGAGCTGGATAAAATATTTGAGCGGTACAAGCGTAAGCATCACTTGACAGACGCGGAGGCATATAGACTGCTAAATGACTTAAAGGACAAGACATCGTTGGATGAGCTGAAACAGGCATTAAGGGCACCTGGAAGGGGGCAGACAGTAGCGGATATCCTTGTAGAACTGGAAAGCCCAGCATTCCAGGCACGGCTTGAACGGTTCCAACAGCTCCAGAACCAGATTGACCTGACCATGCAGCAGATTTATAAGCAGGAAAAGGTTAGGAGCACCAGCCATTATGTGGACCTTGCCAACGAGGCATATTATAGGAGCATTTTCGATATCCAGCAACGGACGGGGCTGGGTTTTTCTTTTGCCACCATTGACCCAAAGGCTATTGATGAGGTAATCAACAGCAGGTGGTCCGGCACCAATTACTCAGGGCGTATCTGGCATAACACCAGGGCGCTTGCACAGGACCTCAAACAGGAGCTGCTTATCAACCTGGTAACTGGCCGGACTGACGGCGAGGTGGCTGAAATCATAGCCAATAAGTATGCCCAGGGTGCCGGCAATGCTCGGAGGCTGGTGCGAACGGAATCCTGCAACCTGGCTAATCAGATGGAGATGCAGTCCTATAATGAATGTGGAATTGAGACATATATCTACGTGGCGACCCTGGACCTTAAGACGTCAACCGTGTGCAGGGAATTGGACGGTAAACGATTTAAGGTGTCAGAGCAACAGCCTGGAAAGAACTGCCCGCCTATGCATCCATGGTGCCGGTCTACAACCATCTGCGATATATCGGAAGAGGAACTGTCCCAGATGCAGCGCAGGGCAAGGAACCCAGTCACTGGCAGGACAGAAACAGTACCAGCCAGCATGACGTATGAACAATGGTATGATAAAAATGTCAAAGGGAACAAGGAAGCAGAAGCGAAGGAGAAGCAGATGAAACAGCGTAAAAAGAAAGGTTAGGTGGTCCCACACATCTCCCTCTGGGCGGCGGGGTGAAGCGGCCTACGGACAAACATAGCTGATAAGATGGAAGCACGCAGGTTAATGCCTGGGTGTTATTTTTATGCAACGGCCTGGGCAGATGAACAGGCTGGGGCGGAAAGGATAGAGATTATGAGAACAAGAGAACCAATGTATCAGAAGATGAACCTGCAGCTTTTTGCAGAACCGGGGCCATCAGACCCAACACCAGAACCGCCTAAAGCAGACCCGCCGAAGGCAGAACCAACAGACCCGGCTCCAAGTTTTGACGATGTCCTGAAAAACAAGGATTATCAGGCCGAGTTTGACCGCAGGGTGCAGAAGGGGATTGACACTGCCCTTGCAAAAGCACAGGAGAAATGGCAGGCACTTACTGATGATAAGCTATCTGAGGCTGAGAAACTTGCAAAGATGACAAAAGAAGAGAAAGCACAGTATCTTGCGCAGAAACAGGAGAAAGCATTGGCAGCCCGTGAAGCGGATATCACACGCCGGGAGCTGATGGCAGAAGCTAAAAATACCCTTACGGAAAAGGACTTGCCTGCCTCTCTGGCAGAACTGCTTAATTATACCGATGCGGACAGCTGTAATAAATCTATCGCAGCATTGGAAAAAGCATTCATGCAAGCGGTACAGGCCCAGATAGACAAGAAACTGGAGGGTGGTAAGCCGCTGAAAAAGGCACCACAGGATGAACCTGTCACCAAGGAACGGTTTGCAAAGCTTGGTTACAAAGAGAGGCTGGAGTTAAAGACAAACAACCCTGAGCTGTATAAGCAGCTTTCTGGGAAATAAGGAAGGAGATTAATTTATGCCTGGAACAATTTTTGGGATACCATTTGACGATGAATTATTTTTGGAGATGTGGAGGGAAGCGCCTGACCCATATCTGACCGCCATGATAGAGTCCGGTGCAGTGGTTGAGGACTCAACGATTGCAGGGATGATTCAGGGACGTGGGAATATCTATACCATCCCGTTTTACAACACCCTGGACGGGGATGACCAGAACTATGATGGCCAGACGGACATCACCGTGGAGGAAGTGGGAGGTGGCTCCCAGACCGGCGTAGTATATGGGCGTGCAAAAGGATTCTTTGCACGGAATTTTACCGCGGAGCTGTCCGGCGCTGACCCTATGGGACATATCATATCAACAATATCACGGTATTGGCAGAAACGGCGCCAGATGAGGCTCATTGGTATCGCCGATGCCATATTTGGTATTACTGGGTCCAGCGGTCATGCGAAGGGCTGGTCAGAGAACCACACCCTGGATTTATCATCTGCCACGGCAACGCCGAGAAAGATTGCCGAGACTGACCTTAACGACCTTGCTACCCAGGCCTGTGGCGACCATAAGGAGGCATTTGGATTGGCAGTCATGCACTCTAATGTGGCAAAGACCTTGGAGAATTTGCAGCTCCTGGAGTACTGGAAACAGACGGACTCTAATGGTATCCAGCGGCCCATGGGTCTGGCATCCGTCAATGGTTATACGGTTATCATTGATGATGGAGTACCATGCGTGGCAGTGGGAGGCTCCGGTGAGAACAAGGACCTTAAGAAGTACACCACATACCTGTTCGGACAGGGAGTTATCAGGACTGCAAAAGGTCGGGTGGATGTGCCTGTTGAGACTGTAAGGGACGCCAAGAAAAACGGTGGGCAGGATGAACTTATCACACGTATGAGGGAAACCCTCCATCCAAACGGGTTCAGCTTTAAAATTCCCTCCTCTGGTTGGACTGAATCCCCAACGGATGCGCAGCTCTTTGCGAAGGCCAACTGGGAAATCAAGTTTGACCCCAAGGCCCTTCCTATCGCCCGCCTGATAACCAATGGTTAAGGAGATGGTCATGTGACAGATATTGAAAAAATGAAAAAGCTGACAGGGGAGAGTGATGATATATTGCTCTCCCTTTTGCTGGAGGAGGCCACAGCCTTCGTGCTGTCCTATACAGGCCGTACAAAGATAGCAACAGGTCTGGAAAAGGCAGTACGTGACCTGGCAGTGATAGCCCTTAACCGGATGGGGACAGAGGGAGAGGCCAGCCGGAGCGGAGGAGGAGAATCATATAGTTTTGATAATGCCCCAAAGCACATCTATGACACACTGGACAGATACAGGCTGGCAAGGATAGGAGGCAGGACGTATGAGGCTAAGACGGAGCAGGCTGGGAATGTACCATCACCGGGCAGCAATCCCTAAAAAGGACAGTGAGGGTAGCTCATATATGGAGTATGGACCGGCAGCAGCTTTCCAAGCCGAAGAGTGGCCCGCTGGCGGAAAAGTACAGGCTGAGATGTATGGTCAGCGGTTGCCAAATATCCGCAACCTGAGAATCCAGGGGACCTATAAGGAAGTACCGGGAACAGGTAAGGTAAGCTATGCAGTCAAGGACGGCCCGGTCATCACGGCCAATGATGGGATATGCTTATGTGTTGACGACGCCGCGGCGCCGGATTACAAGGTGATTGCTATATATCCATATCGTTTCCTGGTTCTGGAGGTGGAAAAGCTGTGATTGATGGACAAAAGGAGCTGGAAAGGAAGTTTGCGGCCCTGGAAGAGGTCTGTGACCAGCAGATGGAGCGGTTGGTAGGACAGCAGGCCAAACGGATACAAGCAGAAGCAAAACTTCTGTGTCCTGTCCGGCAGGGCGAATTAAGAAACAGTATCAAGTCCATGACTGAGTGTATGGACGACCGGGTTATTGGGACTGTGTATACCAACAAAGCATACGCTATGTACGTTGAGATGGGAACAGGACCGAAGGGAGCTGCCAATCATGCCGGGATATCCCCTGTAGCCAGTCCGGCCTATACCATGTCTCCCTGGTGGATACATGAAAGCCAGGTTGACAAAGAAGCCGCGGAAGAATATCACTGGTTTTACCTGGATACACCAGATGGACGGTTTTACCAGTGTACAGGGCAGTCAGCGCAGCCTTTTATGTATCCTGCCCTGAAAAACAATGAGGACAAGGTGGTTGAAAGGATGGAAAAGGCCCTGAAACGCGAATTAAGAAAGGCGTGTAAGTAATGATTAATGTTAAGGACGAGGTGTACGCTGCTCTCTGCACGGTAACGGAGAATGTCACAGACCATTATCCGAATACCTGGGAACAGGATGTTACAATCCAGTACATGGAAGAGGATAACAAGGTGGCGGATGAAACGACCTGTGGAGAGTCAAAATCATATGTCCGGTACCGTATTGATATCTGGTCGATAAAAAACACATCCCCTATCGCGGTATCAGTGGATGCAGCAATATCCCCTCTTGGCCTGAAAAGAATCCAGTGCATGGATGTAGAGGACCCGAGCGGTATGAAACACAAGCAGATGCGCTATGAAGGTATTATTGATGTAAGCAGTAGACGTGTATATCACGCAATAGGAAAGGATTGATGAGATGTTAGCAAACGGAATTACCCTCGAGGTAAAGAAAGAAGGGGCCGCAGACTACGTTATGCTCAATGACCTGCAGGAGGTCCCTGACCTTGGAGTTGAGCCTGAAAAAGTGGATAATACCAGGCTTAAGGATAAGATGAAACATTCAGAATTGGGCATAGGGGACCCTGGAGACTTGGCATATAAATTTGCATATGAAAACTCCAGTGCAAATTCTGATTACCGTGTGCTCCGCGAAATATGTGACAGTGGAAAAGTGGCATCATACCGGGAAACATTTCCTGATGGTACTAAGTTTGAGTATGACGCATACGGCAACATCAAGATTGGCGGAGGTGGTGTTAATGCCGCCATTGCTTTTACTTTAACATTGGCATTGCAGAGCGATATTAAAGTTACAGACCCAGCAGCAGAATAAGAATGGAGGCATAGTTAATGGCACAGGGATTTGACGATGAAATTGAAAAAGAGCAGGAAGAAAGTAAAGTAGTCAACATAGACGAGAGAAAGAAACGCAAACCATTTGCGTATTGGGAAGTGGGTGGCAGGGAGTACAAGCTGAAACTTACCACATCTGTTATCTGCCAGTTGGAGGATAAGTTTAAACGGAATCTGCTGGACATCCTTTCTTTGGGGGTGCCTCCACTTAACACTATGCTGACTATCACTCAGGCGGCAATGAAAACCTGGGAGCATGGAATCAAGTATGATGATGTACAGAAGCTGTTTGACCGGTACTGTGAAGATGGCGGAACCCAGCTTTCCTTTATGACGGATGTGCTGATGGAGATTTATAAGGTATCAGGTTTTTTCTCCGAAAGCCAGCAGGAGAAGATGGACCAGAGGCTGGAGGATGCCAAAGACCTGCTGTAGAGACGGTATCAGATATCATATATGACTTATATCCTCAGGCATTGGACCTTGGGATGCCCATGGAACGCTTCTGGCAGCTTTCACTGCTGGAAATCACGGATTTCATGGAGAGTGAGGTCCGCCGCATGAAACGGGAACAGAAGCAGAAGCTTAAGGAAATACACTTCCTGGCACAGGACATAGGACAGTATACATCTTTGGCTGTACATGGCAGTGCAAACATACAGGTCATGGAGTTATGGGACTTTTTCCCCCAACTATTCGCAGAAGAAAAAGAGGAATATAAACAGGTACAGGCCAGGCAGGTGGCTGTATACCAGGCGCAGATGCTGGATTTTGCACTGAGGCATAACCATAAAAGGAAAGGCGGTGATGGCTGACGGAAGGCATGACATTAGAAAAGTTACGGGTGGTCATTGAGGCATATACGCAGCCATACCGCGACGAGATTGAAAAGGTAAAGAAACAGACAGCGGCGGCCACAAAGCATGTGGAGCAGCAAACCTCGAGGGTTGCAAACGCCTGGAAAAAAGCCGGACTTGTGATAGCATCAGTACTTAGTATTGGTGCTATTGCTGCTTTTGGAAAGTCATGCATTGACCTTGGTTCAGACCTCGCAGAAGTCCAGAACGTGGTGGATGTCACCTTTGGCTCCCTAAACAGGCAGGTGGATGCCTTTGCCAAGAATGCCATATCGCAATTTGGCCTATCGGAATTATCAGCAAAAAAGATGATGGGTACATATGGCGCTATGGCAAAATCATTTGGTATTGCTGGCGAGGCAGGATATCAGATGTCAGCAGCCATTACTGGCCTGACTGGAGATGTGGCATCCTTTTATAACCTGAGTACTGACGAGGCATACACAAAACTTAAGAGTATTTTTACTGGTGAGACGGAATCGCTCAAAGAACTGGGCGTGGTTATGACCCAGACAGCCCTGGACCAGTATGCATTAAACAATGGTTTTGGTAAGACCACGGCGAAAATGACTGAGCAGGAGAAAGTTATGCTCCGGTATCAGTTCGTAATGGCGCAACTTTCGGATGCCTCTGGAGACTTCGCAAGGACGAGTGATTCCTGGGCCAATCAGGTCCGTGTCCTTACCCTGCGGTTTGAATCGTTAAAAGCTACCATCGGGCAGGGGATAATCAATGCCTTCACACCTGTCATCCAAGTAATCAATACCATCATATCCAAGCTCCAGGTGCTTGCAAGCTATTTCAAGGCATTTACAGCGGCACTGTTTGGTGATGCCACAGGTGGCGGAAATCCAGTTACAGATGCAGCGGACGCTATGTCTAATGCTGAAGGTTCCTCCGGTGCAGTAGCCGGTAATATGTCTGATGCGGCTAAGTCTGCAAAGGAAATGAATAAGCAGCTTGCAGGTTTTGACGAGTTAAACAATCTAAGCTCTAATCGTGGCTCAGGTGGTGGCGGTTCGGACGGCGCTGGTGGTGGAGGAGCTGTACCCGATTTTGGAAGTATGTCGGGTGAGCTTTTTGGAGATGTGACTGTAAATCCTGAAATAGAAGCTGCTGCGCAGAAGATACGGGATATCTTCAACGATTTGAGGGTCGCTGCAGAACCAACAGTAGCAGCATTAAAGCGATTATGGGATGAAGGGTTGTCACAGCTCGGCAATTTTGCCTGGACAGGCCTTAAGGACTTCTGGGATTACTTCCTTAAACCGCTTGGAAGCTGGGCATTAGGGGAAGGATTCCCGAGGTTCATAGACATAACAAATTCCTTCCTTACCACGATTAACTGGACGGCCATCAATGAGGCATTGCGGAACCTGTGGACAGCCCTGGAGCCATTTGCACAGTCTGTTGGAGAGGGGCTGCTTGACTTTTACGAGGACATGGCAGCACTGGGGGCAGATTTCATAAATGTTGTAGTACCAGGAGGCATTGATGCCCTGGCAACGGCTATTGGAAAGATTGACCCGGAGACAGCCAGAGCGATAGGGTATGGAATTGGAGCGATTGCAACAGCAATGCTGGCCTTTAAGGGATTCAATGCAGTTGCCAATACTATAAAAAGTATAGTTAATGCTATTAAAGGACTAACTATAGTGTCTGGTATAACTACACTAATAAGAAATATTATTGGTGTTGTACAAATTGTTTCGGGCGGTTTTGGGACATGGGGAGAGGCCATAGCAATGGTATTTCCTAAACTAACTGCTTTTGCATCTGCAATAGGAGGTGTTTTAGGACATATTGGTGCATTGGCTACTGGCATGGCTGCAACGAGCGCAGCCGCAGTGGCAGCTGGAGCGGCTATAGTGGCAGCAGTAGTAGCAGTAGTCGCTACAATTATATTAAACTGGGATAAGATTGTACAGTTTTTCACAGAGACAATCCCTGCATGGTGGACGAGTACTGTTGTCCCGTTTTTCGAAGGGATTCCGGCCTGGTTCGCAGGTGTATGGGATACCGTATCAAGCTATTTTATCGAAAAATGGAATGGCCTGATTAGCTGGTTTAAAGGTGTCCCTGTTTCAATAAGTCGAATAATCAGCGACATCGTAAAATGGTTTGATGGGCTGCCTTATAAGATTGGTTATGCTATTGGCTATGCTATAGGTACGATAACAGACTGGGTAAATAGCATGATTACCACAGTGACAGAGGAAGTCCCCAAAATCATTGACTCTGTAGTGACTTTCTTTGCAGAGTTACCAGGCAAAATATATGCCGCAATTATTACGTTTAAGAACAATGTTGTGCAGTGGGCAACTGAATCATGGAACACGTTTAGCGAGAAAGTCACGGAGATTATTGGAAATATTGTGGCATTCTTCGCGGAACTTCCCGGGAAAATCTATGATGCAATTATTAAGTTCAAAGACACCATAGTGCAATGGGCTGCGGATGCAATCGGATGGGTAGGAACAGAAGTGCCTAAAATACTGAATGCTATCATTGACTGGTTTAACAAACTGCCAAGTAAAATGATTGATATAGGAAAGAACATTTTAAAGGGCGTGTGGAATGGTATATTGTCCATGGGAGATTGGCTAAAACAGAAAATCAATGACTTCTTTGGCGGTATTGGCGATGGCATAGCTGATGCTGTTGGTATTGGACAGGGAACCAGTGTTGATATTACCCCAGTGCAAAAATTTGCCACTGGTGGATTTCCATATCAAGGACAGCTGTTTATAGCCAATGAGTCTGGTCCTGAAATGGTAGGACGTATAGGTGGTAGGTCTGCTGTAGCGAATAAAGACCAGATAACGGACGGTATAGCAACGGCGGTATATACTGCTAACGCAGAGCAGAACCAATTATTAAGAGAACAGAATGAATTGCTGCGGGCAATCCTTGCAAAGCCTGGGGTCAACAAAGATGATGTAGTGAATCTTTGGAGGGCCGGGGCAGGTGACTACAGGAAACAAACAGGTAGACAATTAGGATTAGCGTATTAACATTTCTCCCTATATCTGGTATACTCTGTATATCAGGTATGGGGAGGTAATGTAATGCTAAACTTGGTTCTTGCAGATAAGGCAAAACAAATAATAACCTTAGAGGATGATATTTTAAGCATACAAACACAAAGAGGGAAGATGCTTGTATCTGATACGATGTCTAAATTCAAAGTTCTTTTCATGGATAAAGAGCATAATAAGTTAGTTTTACAGCGCCCACCTAAGAAGTCATATGGATTTATTTTTGATGAAATCCAGGAGGAAGAGTTTCAGCAATTATGTAGTATTTTAGTAGAACAATGTGAGTGCAAAGATTATGGGAGTTTTAATAAAGCCTTGTATGCGAAAGAAGAAACCGAGATGCAGAAAAAGGTAAGGCAATTATCTGCCCAGCATGATAAAAGCAATATTATAAAAGAGGTTGACGAAAATCAAGCACGTTGCCCGCATTGCGGTTCTACATCCTTGTCAGCCAACAAAAAGGGCTTTGGCATGGGAAAGGCTGTGGTTGGTACGCTGACCTTTGGAGTAATCGGCGGGGCGCTGGCCGGGAGTATTGGCGCCAAGAAGATTGAGGTCACATGTTTGAAATGTGGAAAGAAGTTTAAGGTATAGGTAAAAGCACCTGGGGAACCGGGTGCTTTTGTTATGCCCAGAAAGAGGTGGTACTTATGTCTGCATACAAAGGCTGGCTATTAAAATTCGATGGACGAGAGTTTCCTATGGACTTCATATCCCACGCATCGTACAATGCAACCCCGGACCAGAGACAGGATGAAGATTCCTACCAGGACGGATATGGGATACTACACCGGAATGTGCTTCCGCATACCAGAACAAAAATTGAGTGGTCTACACCGTTTATGCATCTGGCTGATAAGATAAGGATGCAATCATATTTCCCGGACCGTGTGACCATGGAGGTAGAATACTGGAACGATGAGAGGAACGCATATGTTACAGGGACTTTTTACGTACCAGACATCCAATTCCCGTATTATGACGCCAGCGAAAACGATATACGATATAATCCCATCCGTATTGCACTAATTGAGTATTAAGGAGGTGGTAAGGTGCTGGACGTACCAGAGATTATTAAGCAGAGGTGCCGGGGTGACAATAACAGGGAAGAGACAGTGAAACATCTGGAGCTGTCTTTTTTTAATGGCGGGGTTGATACACTGTATCCAGCAAACGACCTGTACCCAGCCGATAATCTGTATCCATCCGACGCGGGGACACCGTGGCTGACCATCCCAATGGAGCAGATATGTGCGGAGACATTGAGCCTTACCGAAAACCTGTCCTCCGGGAGTAACATTGTCTGGGGAAGCTGCGAGGCGGCTAAGTTTGTGGTTACAGTAGCCGATGTAGATGAGGAGATTGAGGGCCGGGAGTTTACTGCCACGCTGAGTATAGGCGATTATAAGATGGCCTATGGAATCTATGTAGTTGACAGTGTAGTGAAGCAGGCTGACCGCAGAAAGCGTAAAATCACGGCCTATGACCGGATGATTAAGTTTGATGTGGATGTCTCAGACTGGTACCATTCAATGTACCCCACAGACGATACCACGCATACCATCCAGGAGCTGCGGGACAGTCTATGCGAGCACATAGGAGTACCACAGCAGCAGACAGTGCTAATCAATGACGAGATGGTGGTCGGCAAGACTATCAGCCCTGAATCATTGTGCGGCCGAGATGTACTTAAGGCTATCTGTGAGATTAATGGTGTGTTCGGCCACTTTGACCGCACTGGCATATTGACGTATATCAGCCTGCAGGATACCGGCCTGTATCCGTCTGATACCCTGTATCCTGAAGATGACCTGTATCCACAGTCTGGATGGGCTGCCGCGGAGGAGCTGGAGTATTATAAAACTATCACCTATGAGGATTATCTGATTGATGGGATTGACCGGGTGCAAATCCGGCAGGAAGATGGGGATATAGGCGCCGTGGTCGGTTCCGGCAGCAACGCTTATATAGTGGAGGGTAACTTTTTGGCCTATGGCCTGGGGAGTGCTGACCTTACCAAATTGGCTTGGTCCATATATGATTCTATTGCTGGTAAAACATACCGTCCGGCTAAGATAGTCTCTTATGCTATGCCGTGGATAGAGGTGGGAGACGGCCTGCGGGCCGTCACCACGGATACAGAGATAGCTACATTTGTGCTTACCCGGACCATGAGCGGCATACAGGCCATGATGGATACCGTTGAGGCAAAGGGAACCAAGACACAGGGGCAGAATTTTGGCCTCCGAAATGAGGTTATACAGCTTAAAGGGAAGACCGCCGTCATTGTAAAGCAGGTTGACGAGGTATCAAGTACTCTCAGCGATTTAGAAAAGGAAACTACATCACAGATTAAGCAGTTGTCGGACTCCATTGTACTTAAGGTCGATAAGGGAGATATATCTAACCAAATATCAGTTGAAACGGATGGAATAGACATCAAAGGAAATAGGTTCTCCTGGACATCCACGTATTCCTCCCTAAGTGCAGACGGTAAGTTAAATGCGGTTGATGGTACATTTTCCGGTGACGTGGTGGCAAATACCTTTAAAACGAAAGACGGTAAAATTGTGCTTGAAGGAGGCAAGCTTACCATTATCGGAGCCGAAATAAAGGGTACAGCCAACACAAGTACGATTGGAGCAAATGTTATAAGCTGTAACAGCCTGGATGTATCCCAGAATATTGTATGCCAGGGAATCTCTCCCAGTAGCGTATATTGTGGCAGTTCCGGCTCATTTGGAGAGTTGTATATCCGTAGTAGCTGGTGGGACGGTTGGAGCGTAACAAGAGAGGTCCAGACTCTCCACAATGCTGTATTCAGCGGTTCAGACAGGCGATTAAAGGATAATATTCAGGACCTAAGCCGCAGTAAAGCACTGGAATTTGTGAAGCGGTTCCGGGCGGTGTCATTTACATACCTGGAAGATGGCAGCGCAGGCATAGGCGGAATTGCACAGGAGATTCTGGACCTGCAGGAAGAGATAGGCACAGATTACCCGCTGGTTAGTATTGACGGACATACTGGAAAGTTTTATGTAGATTATAAAAGCTGCATACCTATTATTATTACTGCTATGCAGGTATTGATAGACAGAGAGTCAAAGGAGGACAATGTTGGATAAGAAGAATAGTTATGAAGGGTTATATGTGTATCATCAGAAAGATATACAGATGATTAGAGACTATCTGGATACAGTTACTGCCCATGGTGTAGCGGCAGCAAGACAGCTTGGCAGTATGGCAACCATACTGGAATCTGGTAAGTCCTTGGAAAGTTATCTAAAACCACAGAAAGGAAGTGATAAGAGTGGGACTACTGAGCAGGATGGGCAGGGCGGCGAAAACGCTGTCTAAATACTATTCTCCATTTACGTGGCGGGATAAACCGAGTATTGAATCTCCTATTAATGCAGTACATTTAAACCACATGGAGGATGGCATTAATGAGATGGATAACCGTATCCTGATACTGGCCCAGGACAAGGCGGATGCCGCGGATATGGCTAACGTCATTATTGATTTTACCATGGATGATACCACAGGCATCATGACCTTCACGCGCTTTGATGGCTCCACATTTACACACGACACGGCCGTTGAAAAGATTGCACTTAATTGTTATCTGGAGGGTGATAGTTTTGTGCTGGAGCTGGCCGACGGGACCAAACAAAAGGTATCCCTAAGCAAGTTTATAGACACGTATACCTTCACAAGCACGGACCGGATACGATTCACAGTCAATGGCAAGAACATATCAGCGGACATTCCTGACGGGAAAATCACTCTGGCGAAATTAGAGCCCACAGTCATGTCCACCATCCGCCAGTATACCCTGGATGCGCAGACGTCCAAAGGTGTGGCGGAACAGGCAGCCAGTACGGCGCAGGGCTGGGCCATCGGAGGCACCGGATTTGAAGGCAATAATGCAAAATATTATGCAAGCAAGTCACAGAGGTATGCGGTTGGAGGTGTGGAAGAAGGAGATGCAAAAGATAATGCAAAGGCATACTGCGAGGCAGCTAAAGGCTATGCAGAACAGTGTGCAGGGGTTACGGAATTTGACGGTACGGCAACATCCGTTAAGGCAACAGATACACAGGGGCTTGTCGTAGCTGCCGGAGCGGACAGTAATGCCCAGGCCATGCTGGATGCGCTGGCCCGTAAGGTTGCCCTGGAGCTGGTAAGCAATACAGCCCTTACCACGAAATTGGCGGATTATCTTAAAAAGACTGATATCGTGCAGACAGAGTCCACAGATACAAATAAGGTCCCATCCAGCGCATACCTAAAATCAGTTAAGGATGATATAAATAGCAATTTAGAATGGAAATTAAATGGTACATACAAGGCCACAGATACTTGCCCATTACCTGAAAAATATAATGAGTTGATGATTAAGATTTACCGTACTTCTGATA